AAAGAAGGGCATGGTGTTCTCCGATCAGAGGAAGATGTCCGTACGGACTTCCCAAAGGCGCTTGTAGGCGGGCTGCAACTTGTTGGGGCGGGTGAGGGTCAGGTCGATCGCAACGATGCCAGGGCTCGGCCTGGAAGCTGTGACGGTGATGGTGGCCACCATTCGGGCGTCGACCATCCACAAGAGGGAATCCTTCACGTACTGCTCAACCCGGCGCAGAGTCTCCAAAACGGTCTTACCACGGGACAACAGCCACAGCTTCGACCCCCAGCGACGGTTTTGAGGGTCCCTCATGGAGTCCGCGTCAGCCCACCAACCCTGTTGCCTGTCGAGCCCTGCGATCTTGATCTCCGCCTCCGAAGCCTCCACATCCGTGAAGATGCTCAGGAGCACGGGGGTTTCGAGACTCTCGTCCTCTTTCAAGGCGCCGAGAACTGGGTCTTGCTGCAACCTCGCAGCTCCCACACTGTTGTCCCATCGAAGCATGAGCATGATAACACCTATATCACTCAGGACACACAGAAGACCGTGTCGGAGTTGGTGGCCACGATGCCGGTGAAGGGTCCGTCTGGGCCACTTGTCAAACCCGTGCATGGGAGGCCCATGCCGTCGAGCAGTGCGAACCCTGCGAAGTGCTTGTGGTTGTTGAGCTGGATCTTGAGGGTGTTGAAGTTGTTGTCCACATCCTCGGCCAGGGCCACTGCCTTTGTGGCACCGTTTGCTCCGAGGTAGATCTTCCCGCCCTGCGAGTCGAGGATGATGTCCCCGTTGGCCTTGAGCGTGACGATGTGTCCGTTCGTTCCCGACTGGAGAAGCACGTCATGGTTCCGTTTGAGGCGGATGACCTGGTCTGTGTTGTTGATGTACAGAGCCACCTCCCCGGGGTCCAACGCCTCGTCTTTGAGGCGTTGATCCCTCTGCGAGGGGATGCCGATCAGGTTGGAGGGGTTGCCACCCACCGCGAACACGATGGCTTCACAGTCAGGCAGTGGACGCCAGGAGATCCCCGGGAGTTGGATGCTCTCCACGGAGTCCACAAGCTCATCCTTGGTCATTTCAAACTGGCCCCCTCCGGTGCTCTTGGAGTTGTCCCAAGACCGGATGATGCCCCTGCGGACCATGCCACGGACGCGCCTCTCCAGCTTGTCGAGGGCGTTCTTGATGAGCTTCTTGACGGTTTCAATTCCAAGCATGGGTCACCAACTAAATCCGCCCTTTTTCTTTTTCTTGGGCGGTAGCTCGACGGTGTATGCCTCGGGGAAGGTGAGGCGCAGGCTGGTCCTTGTACCACTGGCGTCGCGGATCAAGGAAACCGAGGTCACCAAGAACTGCCCGTTGATCCCCAAGAAGTCGTCCAAGACCGTGATGATGATGTTGGGCTTCCAAAGGACTCCAGGAGACATCTCCCATGACAGGCTGAGATCGTCGGGGTTGCACACGTCGTAACTGAGCTGCCGACTGCGACCTGCCCGGGTTGCCCGTTCCCATTCCGCCCGAAGTTGGAGCGGGGTTTTGAGCTTGTCCTTCGTGAACTGGCCCTTCGGATTTCGGACTTGCTCATCAGTTTCGATCAGGAGCGGCCTGTACCTGCCAACACCGTCGTCCTGCACGAGCTTGGAGGTGTTGATCAAGTCTCCGGGGGTCTCATCGGAGCTGCAAAGCTGGCCCTTGAACACGTAGTCGGAGTAACGCTCGGAGCCGTTGGTGATGACAGAACCCGTCACCACGTTCTTGCCCGACTCGATCACCACGTTTGGCAAGATCTCCAGGCCAGTCCGGGTGAACGCGATGTCTCCATCCGGGAAGGACACGATCCGCAAACCGTAGTCCTTCCCGAGCCTCTCCAGCGCGTCGAAACAGGACTCCCCCTCCTGCAACTTGAAGTAGGTCTCGACGGGGTCTCCAAGGTCGCAGTAGACCGTGATGCCGAAGGGGCTGGTGATGTCGTTGGCGATCTTGAGGAAGTTCGTGTCCTTCCAGGAACCTCCGGTCACCTTGCCTGGCTTGATCGCAGAGCAGTCGCACAGGTCCCCTGCCTTGCTCCTGCCGGTGGCAGAGAAGCTCGTGCTGCCCTTGTCGTAGCTCTTCGTGGTCGTGTCGATGTAGCCGTTTAGAACCTCGTCCGCTCCGTAGGTGATTCTGCACGCAGACCCATCCGAGATGTCGATGGGGGGCGGCGTGCTGGACAGCTCGGAGGTGAGTTGGAGCGCGAAGCTGTTGGCCAATTGGTCCAACGACAAGTCAACCTGCACCGAGGTCCACCCGTCGATCACGTACTCATCAACTCGCAGGGTCAGGTCAGACATCGAGCAAGACCTCCAGAGGTACCCCACCAGGCACGAAGTTCGGGTCCTTGATGCGGTTTCGCCCCACAATCTCCAGGTCCCTCAAGGGGTCGTTGTAGAACTCGAAGGCGATGAGCAAGGCGCTCATGGCCTTTGGCGGCGTGAAGAGTTGGACCTGTGGGAGAGAAGCGGAGAGGTACACCAGATGGGTGTCGAGGGCCGCACGGAGGTCCGTCATGGCCACATACAGATCGTCGGACGTGTCCGTGTCGATCAAGATGTTGTCCGCCAAACCTCCGAGCGTCTTGAGAGACTCGACGGCACCTTCCGCGCTCTCCAGGGGGATGGTCCCTCCGAACAGGGAAATGGTTTGGGCCACCACCATCACGCCCATGGCCTTACTCAGGGCCTTCTCTGCGGCCACCTGATCGTCGTTCTGGGGGCCGCCTGGGTACGGGGGAGGGGTCACAGTGTCGACCGCAGCAAGTTCCTCCGCCATGGCCATGGCAGATTCGGCTGCCACTTTCTTCTGGCCGCCAGGGTAGACGCTGTTGGGGTTCTCCTCATCCGCGGCGGACACATCCACGAAGATGGCCTTGAGGCCCGCCACCAGCCCGTTCAAGGTCGTCATCAACTCCGCGGGGCTGTTGAGGAGCTTGTTGATGGAGGTGTTGAGGTCCGCCAAAGAGTCACTCAGGCCCGCAGCTTGGCTGACTCCAAGGGCCCCCATGACCTTCCGTTTGCTCTTGAGCATGGCACCCGAGAGCTTGCCGACTGCCTTCGCAGCGGCAGAGAAAACACCACCGATCCCCAACTTCATCTTCTTGGGGGTGTCAGCGCTGACTGCGGCGATGGCTGCGTTGGCCGCCACTTCCAAGGCTGCCGCGGTGGAGACGTTGATGCGTGCCCCATCCAGTTCTCCAGACTCCACGAAGCTCAGGGAGATCTTGGCCCATCCACCTTCCGCGTGGCTTTCCTCGATGTCGACCGAAGATCCCTCATCAAGGATAACACTGATCTCACCACGCCAAGGATGCACGAAGGTGTAGGGCCCTGGCTTCTCGAGTTCATCGATCACAGCTTCCCGCTGCTCGAGGTAGTCGAGTCCGATGACCACGAGCCGAACGCTGTACTTCCGCGATGCCCTGCCAAGATCTTCTCTCGTGGGGGTGTCTCGGAAGGGAAGCTCCCTGCTCGTGGTGCGTCGACCCACCGTGGTGGTCACGCTCTGCACGAACACGGGAACTCCGTTGATGGAGCCTTCGAGCAAGCTGTCGCGCCAGTCAGCCATGTCACTGCGCTCCTGTGTTCACCGCGGTTTGGAAGGGGGCAGCCGCCCCCTTGTTGGCCATGCGGGTCTCTGTCACCTTGCCGTCTGCGTCGATGGTGATCTTGAGATCCCCCTTCCAGAGGGTGCTGACGGGCCCCTTGGCCTTGTCCGATTCCTTCACAATCTCGGGGCCAGAGGGGGCAACAGACGCTCCAGAGGGCACGACGGAGCCCCCACCAAAGAAGTTGGTGAGACCCTGCTTCATCTGGTCCACCGCGTAGGCGGTGTTCTGTTGCTCAACAACCTTGTCGAAGGACTGGTTGCTCTTGGATCGCGCCGTGAGGGAGTTGGGGTCGTACGAATCAGATTCACCAAGGACTGCCCTGGCGTTCGCAACTGCCTCCGCTTCCTTCTCGGCTGCGTAGGCGGCTGCCTCTTCCTTGGACATCGTGGCGATCGAGAAAGACTCCACCTTTTCCCCGACCCACTTGATCTTGTCCAAGATCCAGTTGATGGCCGAGGTGAACGCGGATGTCACATCGTCCCACAACGTGATGAAGAACTCCTTGATGGGTTCCCAGTTGTCCATGATCAACTTGCCCGCCGCGATGAGGGGCGCCAGGGCGATCATAACGGGGGCAAAGACAATGGCGATGGCCTTCCAGTGCGTCTGGAAGAACTTCTTGAGGGGTTCCCAGTTCTGGTAGATCAGGATCGCCGCGGCCGCCACAGCAGCCATGATGAGAAGGATGGGGTTGGTCAGGAGAGCCACCTTCATGACGTTGAAGACGGTGGTCAACACTCCGAACGCGGTTGCTGCGGCTCCTGCGGCGGCAGTTCCAGCCCACACAGCAACAGACAGTGTGGCGATGACTCCCGCAGCGACCGCGATGCCCTTCGCCCACTCGGGATTTGCTTTGGCCCAACCTGTGATCTCTTCGACCGCTCCCTTCACGGAGTCCACAAAGTCCCTGACCGCAGGGATCAAAAGCTCCCCCACGGAGAGTTGAAGCTCTTCCATGGCCGAGCTGAGTTCCCTGGCAGAGCCCGCTGTGGAGTTGCCCATGTCCGCGGCAACCTTGGCGGCTGTCCCACTGGCTCCAAGGTTCTGGTTGATCTTTTCCTCGAGAGCACCCGTCCCCGCCTTGGCGATCAAGAGAGAGGCAGATGCGGCATTCGCCTCGTCAAACAGGCCCTTGAGCAAGGCAGCGCGTCGGTTGCCGTTCTTGTCCTTCCCGAATTTCTTGTCCATCGCCGAGTCCATTTCTTTCAGGATCTCGTTGATGGGCCGCATGTTGCCGCTCTTGTCCTTGGTGTTGATGCCAAGGAAATCCAACGCCGACTTGCCCTTCTTGGAAGGGGCCTGGAGGCTGGAGAACACGGAACGAAGGGCAGTACCCGCCGCAGAACCCTTAACGCCGGCATCTCCGAGCGCGCCGAGCATGGCGGTGGTTTCTTCGATCGTCACGCCAGCGTTGGCAGCGGCCACGCCCGCGTACTTCATGGCTTCGCCAATGTCCAAGAGGCCCGTCTTGGAGGACTGTGCGGTCTTGGCGATCACGTCACCAATCCTGCCCAAGTCTGTGGCCTTGAGTCCGAACTGCGACATCGCGGAGGTGCTGATCTCCGCGGCTTCTGCAATGCTCTGGTTGCTTGCAGCCGCGAGATCCAAGATGCCAGGCAGACCTGCCATCTGACCTGCTGCGTCGAAGCCTGCGGTCGCCAGGATGTCCAGACCCTCCGCAGCTTCAACGCCGCTGAACTTGGTCTTGGCCCCCATGTCCCGGGCGAAGGTGCCAAGCTCCTTGAATTCTGCCTGAGTTTGAGCGGTGACCTGACCGTTGAACGTGTTGGCGCGGACCTTGGCCATCACATCTTCAAACTCGGCCATCTTCTTGACGGGCGCTGCGATGGCACCCACCATCCCATCGCGGAACCCCTTCATCCCATCCGCAGCTTGCTTCGCGTTTGCGGCGAACTTGAAGGACTTCGCGGCCAGATCCCCAGCTTTCTTCATGCCGGGGAAGAGGCCCAAGATCTTCTTCATGGGCGCGGAGACGTGGTCTTGCAGGGTGAGGTCAACACCCGCAATGAATCGGCCATCTGCTCCGCGCTGTGCCATCTTCTACTCCTTGTTCGTCCGCTGGACGATCTCCCTGCGGCGCTCCAACCAGAAGAACAACTCCTCGGCGTCCATCTCCCACAACTCAGAGGGCTGGAAATGGAGGTCCTGCACCAGGATCCCCAGGGCTACTGCCCAGTCCGAGGGCGCCGACTGAGCAAAAAACCCACCACCTGACTGAGCACCGCAACATCCTGGCCATCGAGATCATCGATGAGGCGGTCTGCCTGGCCGCTCAGAGAAGCGATCATGGTGGCAGTCCACGCCGTGGGGTTGGAGGTCTTGTCTCCCGTCTTGCGGAGATCCCTCATCTTCGGGCGACGCAGGACCAGTTCGTTCGTGGTCAACTTGCCGATGGTGACAGGGTACTCCAGGGTGACGGTGATGCTTCCGTCCGAACCCATCGAGCAGTTCGGATGCTGTCCTGCCTTGATGAGCTTGACCTCGGGGGATTCCTTGTCCTCCTCGGCACCCTCATCTCCGCATTGCGAACGAAGCTCCGCGATCTTGGACAGGATCGCAGTATCCTCTGCGCCTTCCGGCAAACCCAACGCTGACGCTACCAGTGTGATATCCATGCAAGATGGTACTACCACACCAGCAGCGGAAGATCAAACCTGCGTGGCCGGAGGGCCCGAGAACTCCACAGAGATGCCACCACCCTCATCCGAGAGTTCGATGCTGTTGGACACGTACGCCCCGTCGATCTGATACGTGGGGCCACTGTCACATTCGCAAACGAGAGTGACGTTCTCCCAAGTGCTGACCTCATCGAGATCGAATCCGTCTCGGTGGAGGATCGTGACAGTCACCTGAGAGTTCTCAGGCTTGACCGTATAATGGCGACCCATGACGCCAGCAGCCAACTGGGGCTCCCTGGTAGGGGTTCCCCACTTGACCTTGACAGAGCGACCCTCGAGGGTGTTGCCGTTGACCTTGACCAGAACGGTCCATGTTGCTTGTGCCACTGTGTGGGTCCTCCTTTAGATCTTGAACGCCAGGAGGGCAGTCGTGATCCGGAACTGGTTGACGAAGTTGGG